CACGACGCTCTTCCGATCTAAGGAAATAGTTGAGTCAGTCCTGAAGTGAAAGGGTCAACAGTACCGTATTGGCTTCCGCCTTTACCTACGATAAAATCCGCAGGTCCGTATCCTGTTGCTGCTACATACTGAGTATGTCCACCTGCATCGGTAAAAATATTACCATCTGAATTAATTACTAAACCCTCTGTTTCTACGCCTGTAGATGAGTTTACATCAATGGTCTTAAAACCATTTTCTGAACGGACTGCTCCGCTAAATGTCGAATTTGCCATAATTTCCTCCTGAGGAAATAAGTTTTATCATCTCGGCTTGTCTGCTAGGTCAGTTGATAAAACACGTTAATTTATCCTAGTCTCCTGATTGTATATCATTCATCTCCAAAAGAAAAGGGAGCCGAAGCTCCCTTTAAGTATTCAATTTAATGAATTACGCTCCTGGTGAACCGAAGATACCTCTCCAATCACTCCAACCAAAGCTATAACGTTCTCTAGCCTTGTATCTTACATTACCAGTTTCGAAGTCGCCTTCCATACTAGTTGATACAGGTGTTCTAACAAAATGTTTCATTCCGTTAGGTACGTCAGTTTTGATAAAGAAAGCATCAGTATCTGTTAGATAATGATTAACGGAATAGCCTTCTGGAACCATTCCCATATTTCTAAGTGCGTTTATATCGTTATCTGAAGTACCAACTCTTCCTGGAGTTTCCAGTAATCTATCAGCTACAAACTGCAAAGCAGGTGGAATAATTAATTTCCTTGCTTGTGCATTAACTTTTAAATTTCTTTCATCTCTGAAGTCAGCAATATCAATTAAAGCTTGCTCCAGTGAAGTTTCATTTAAGTCAGATGCTGTAGATAGCTCGTTTCTCAAATCAACATTTGAAACAGTCGGATGAGCTGTAGAACATAATTCTACACCGTCACCACCAACATATGAAGAACTAAACGCATTGTTTAATACGTTAGCTGCTTTCACTTGTTTAGTCTGCTGCATTGATCTAGCTAAAGCTCTTGTGTATCTTGAAGAAAGAGTATCGTAGAGGTTATCTTCGATAGCTTCTTCAGTTAACGCAAACGCTAATGCTATTGTTTCATGAGTGAAACGCGATGTCCAAGATTCTTGAGCTGTGTCATAAATGACCGCTGCCCCTTCTCCTTTAGTCGGTGCTTCTCCAAAGCCACTTAACATTACTTCTTCTTCAAAAGCTCTTTCAGAACTCTCGGTGTCGAAAATGTCTTCGTGTTCGTTATTATATCTCTCATACTCTAATCCAAAGAGAGCATGGAGTCCTGGTACTAGTTCTTTGACTAGCTGGGCTCTATTAATTGCCATTATTTATCTCCTTTAGATTAGACAGCAAACGTGTTAGTAGGGAATGTGAAAAGTCCTCTCGCAAAAGCACCGATTTCGTTGCTTGGTTGCGAGGCGAAGCCTACACATAACGCTACACCACTTGATGTTGTCGCAGTTGCCCCTTCCTTTGATCTACCATTGACAGTGCTGCCAGCAGTAGTAGAAAGAGTATATTTAGCTCCGATGAAACTTACTGCTGGTGTTCCAGCTGTAAATTGAGCTTCGTAAACGATCGCGGGATCATTGTAAACGAGAGCTTCTGCATCTTCGCCGCCAAGGGTAGCCGTGCTGCCAGTCCAAACTTTTGAAAAAGTTGGGGTGCCATCAGTAGCTGTAAAGAATACTCCGTAAAATACGCCTATAGGAGTTGTCGTCGCCGTGCCTTGAATAACATAACCACTAGATAAAGTCACAACATCACCTGAAAAGATTGATGCTGATGCTTCACTCGCGATTCTCATTTTAGCAGGACGAATAACACCACCGTACATATGATATGCGGGAGTAAAACCATCTGGTTTATTTGTATTAGCCATTATTTTCTCCTTTGTCTATATACATGTTATTATTAATTTCCTTTATTGGTAGGTTTACTACCAAAAGCAACTTTAGAAGTCCTAGAGATATCACTATCTTTTATAGGCATTCTAGCGTCGCTTTCTCGCATAAAGTTTTGATCTACACCATCCATAGCCGATTTTGCTTGACCTCTAAAGTAAGCATTTCGTTCTTCAGCGGTTTCAACTGGAACTTTAGCAAGAATTAATCCTCCAACACCAATGACTCCAGAGTTACTACCACTATCAATAGTGGGGGCTTCAAAATCAGGAAAATCTTCTGCTCTCACAGGTTCATATCCCTCTCTAATACGTTTAGACATATTAGATTTATCATCTACACCTCTAGTAGCTTCTCTTATCCACCTGAATTGGTATCCAGGAGGTGGTTTGGGTGCATCCAACATGGATGGGGGTGCCCAAGGCGTTCTGCGAGTTTGAGAGGCTCGTGTCTCTGCAGACCGTGAGTTACGGTCAGTACTGACGTCTGTTGTTTTACTATCATCTGTCATCTTTATACTCCTTCGATATGCTTAGCATATTCTTCTAGCGGTACCCCTAATCTTTTCGCTATTGCTACTTGACTAGGTGATAACTTAATTTTGCGTGATCCTTTTTTACCACTAACCCCACGGCTAGAGGCAGCAACCTGTTGCACGGGTGCAGACTGCTCTTCTGAAAACTTATGTGGGAAATTTTCTTGCATTCTTTTATCAACTTGGGAATAATAGTTATCAGAGCTCGGGTCAACCCCTTCCTCTACTAACTGTTTATGTATTCCAAAAGCTGCAAACGTCATTGCTTGATCATCTCCAAACCATTTATTATTAGCCGCCCATTGCTCTGCTTTAGGATCTGGTCCTGCCGCTTGAGCTTGTAAAGTCGGCTGATAAGGCTCAACAGGTGCTTCTTTAGGTTTATTTCTATCTCTGATCTGTTGCTGAGCTGAAAGCCTTCTAAGGTTCTCTGCTTCAGCACTAGCTCTAGAAAGTTTTTCAGTTGCGTTTGCAACTTCTTCACCATCTCCTGCATCCTGTGCCTCTTTTAAAAGAGACTTTGCTCTTTCAATCTCTGATTGTACCCTGTTATCGTACTCTTTGAAAAGGGAAGAATCGGAATTCTTTAATTTTTCTTTAAGTTGGGTATTGTTTTGATTAATACTTTGAGCATATCCAACAGCTTCATCTCGCTGTCTTTCTGCTTCTCGCATTTTATAAGTTAGCTTATCTATACGTTTTTGTACTGATTCACTAATTTCATCCAACTCTTTACCAACAGAATCCGTTTTAATATCTTCTACTGTTGTTTGTTGAATAGTATCTGGAAGTGATGTATCTACATCCGCTTCTCTTATGTCTACTTCCCCTTCGGGAAGTTCTAATTCTAGTTCTATGTTTTCTGCTTCATTATTTTGCATGAGTCCTCCTCAAGATTGTTATGATAATATTGCTTCGGGATCATCTATACAGGCTAGAATCTCATCATCATTTAGAATACGCATATCGCCACCTTCTATTTGAAAACGAGCTCCAGCATATCTGCCAAAGATAACCCAATCACCTTCTTTACACCAAGCTCCATCAGGAAACTTATGTGGATCACTATAAGCATCGGCACCCATAGAAACTACATAACCAACAACAGTTGAAAGTCTTTCCTTATCAACGGTTTGTTTAGCTAAATGTATTCCACCTTTAGTAACACCTGATTGTGTAAATGGTAATATTAAAATTCGATACCCAGTTGGTCTAGGTAACGATTCTGCATGAGAGTCTAGATTATCAGGAGTGATTGTAGGCTCTAGTGATTGCACTGGAGTGTCACTTCCGAATTCTCTTAATACTCTATCTGGAACAATTGTTTTTTCGACTTTAGTTGTCATATGCATCCTCCATATTAGAATGTAAGGTTTGAATCTCTTGTTCAGCAATCCTCAAACCCGTTATTTCACCAACTATCCTTTGGTATTGTTCAAAATTCTCAATACTGCCAGAAGCTAATGTTTGCGTGAGAGCTTCTTTTCTCTCACGATATTTACGGAGCAAATGCTCCGTAGCTGTGATATAGTCCACTTATTTAATTGACCTATACCAAAGAAGTCCTTTTTTCTGCCCGTATGCTGCTTTAACTTTAGCCTCTTCTGGCTTGTCTAAACATACACCTGCTTCAACAGATTTAGTTCTAGTAGTATCCGCCATTGACGACTCACTAGGTTGTGCTCTGTTTGCTTTTTTAGAAGGCGACGGGTAGCCTTTCATTTTATCGTAATACTCTCGCATTATTTTTCTCCGTTTTGTTTTCTACTTTCCCTAACTGTTTTTACTAGCTCGGTGTAGTTCTTATCGGCATTGGCTTGTGCCTTTTGCTCTAATTCTTGTAAATCTACCGCAGTTTTAGTATCCGCTACTCTTTGGTCTGCTTCTATTTTTTCACGTTTAACTTGTGCATCTAGTTGTGCTTTAGCCATCGCTAGTTCTGCATCCCTCATATCGTCTTCTGATTTTTGCATCAGTTGTTCTTTTTCTAACTGTAGTTGTTGCTGGAACATTTCCATTTGTGGGTTTTGTTGAGCTGCGGCTGCGGCTTGTGCCATGGCTTGTGCCTGACCTGTAACTTGTTGCGTTGCTTGTGCTGCCATTGTTGCGATCTGATTCATAACTTCTGGAGGCATTTGTCCTTCTTCTATTGCAGGAAGCGGTTGACCCATCGCTTGTTCTATTTGTTGTTTATATAACATCGCCTGATGTTCTTGTATATTAGCTCCTATTGCTTGGGTTGCTGCAGGATTAGATTGAACCATAGGATTTTGTAAAAAAGAACTATGACTTGCTATATACGCTTCATGATTTTGAAACTCGTAAGCTTTTACAGGATTACCTGTTATAGACGCTTGTTGCTCGGATATTGGATCTCTTGCAGGAACTTCTGCTTCTGGCGGTAATAATGCGTCAATATCCTTAATATTCAGGGCTATATACATTTTTCGGTAAGATTCACGTAAATCATGCAATTCGGGGGCTGCTTGTGCCATTTGCAGCTGTGTTTGAGCTAAAGTAATTCTTTGGGTCATACTAAAGATATTTGGGTCACTTACAGGGATAACGTCTACAGAATTGTCAAAATCTTCTTTAAATACGTTTTCTGACGACCCTTGAACCTGATATGGGTATTCAGGAGGTAAAAACTCGCTAAATACTCTTTTTAATATTTTAAACTCAGTTCTTTGTGCGTAATGTAGTCTTTTATGAATAGCGGACATAACTCTTTGTCCTTTTTCTAAAAGTGCTACTGTTGTTCCTACAGGAGCTTCAGAGTTTCCATCGCCTGTTGGACCTTCTACCGTTGATGCAAATCTTTTACCAGAATCAACTAATGAACCTAATAACGTAGCTAAAGTGCCGCTTGGCTCTTTATAAGGTAGTGGAAGGAAGGCATCTTGTAATCTGCCTCCTGGAGCATCAACATCTCTCCATTCTCCTGGCTGTAATGGGTCATCATGACGTTGAATATTCAATCCTCTTGATTTAAACCCTGCTGGAAGGTTAGAAAGTGTTCCTGCGTCTATTAATTGGCGTAAAATTGAGGTAACTGACTTAGTTAGTCCCCCCATCATATGAATTAAACCAAAACCGTAGAATCCTAGTCCTGGAAGGAACTTATAATGAGTAAAATACTCAATTTTCTTCCGCATAGGGTCTTTTTCGCTATAATTCGGTCTAATTGCTAAAACTTTGTTGTTATCTTTACAAATAGTTACAATATAAGGTAAACCAAGTCCTGTTTCTTCATCATTTTCGTCTGTATCTTGGTATCCTTCTAGATCTAGGTCAACATGCATCTCTAATAACGTAAACTCTTCGTCATTTATAGTTCTAGTTAGTCCTTGTAGCTCATCAATCTTATCATCAACGGCTGTATTGTCTAAATTACTAGATGGGGTTGACATTTCAGTATCTTTATAGAACCCTGACAGCTGTAGTTTACGTAATTCGTTTTCTGACATATGAATTACGTGTGTAATCCTAGGGGAAGATAATAAATCTACAGCATAGTAAGGGACTACTAGGTCTTCTGCTTTAACAAATCTAGCTACCGCACGACCAACGGCAGGATCATAGTAAACTTTTTTAAATGCAGAGCCTGATAAAGGTAGATAAAACAGTAATTGATCCATTTCTGGGTCATATTCTTCCATTTTATACGTAATTTGGTAATTCATGAAGTTTTTAACACGATTTGCTTTTTCTAACTTAGCATCATCAGTCATTCCTAAAACTTCGGTATCTACTGGTCCGCCAGCAGGTAACATTTCTTTATAGGCTTGTGCTTGGAACTGAGTTACGGCTTCTGCTAGTATTGGGTGATGTACTCCTGAAGCTCCAACAAAAGGTTGTGATCTAGAATCAGAGTTAATACCTAATAAATCTAATCCGTCTACATAAGTAGAAAACCAATCGGAGCGTGAATCTAAATCATCTTCGTAAGACCCAACTAATTCAGTAGCTATTGTACTTAATTCACGTTCATCTAACTCATCCGCTAGGTTTGTTCCAAACTTAGATGGAGTTTCGTCAGGCATATCGCTACCCCGAATAACAGAACCGTCTGGTTGTACAAACATCTCTGTTTCTTCTTCAGGTGGTTGCATAAGTTCAAGCTCAATCGATTCTTGAGAATTCGGAACAGCCTGTAATGGTTGTTTTTCAATAGCCATAGTTATACATCATAGTATGATTTTGATTAATAATAAACCCTTTGTCCATGAAAGGGTTCTTCCTCTTCAAAATAGTCACTTGTTAATTGTAAAAAGCCGCCTTCTCTGAATCTAGCTAAAGCTAAAGTTGTAGCATCAACGAGGTCATCGTTTTCGCCAGAAGGGAAATCACTAACTTCTTCCATGAGTTCTTCGCCGAACCTATTGTCAGGAACCCAGACTCTACCGTCTTGAAAAATAGGAGATACTGAATTTAATCTTGCAATTTTATCTTGTCCTTTTCCTGGACTAAACGTATTAACAGGGATACCAACTCTACGTAATTCTTGTACTAACGGAATACCACTAGCTTTAGCTTCGATAATTACTGTATCGGGATTCCAGTAATCGTATAAACGTAGTGCTTCTTCTTTTAATTCAGGGAAATCGAAACGTTCTTTAACGCAATCTATTAAAATTAAATGAGCATCGTTACCGTGATACATTTCTTCGTTTATTTTCCCTTCAGGATAAAAAACACCCCATGTTGTTATAGCGGTAAAGTCAGCTCTTTCGCTTTTTAAAAACGCTGTATCATAGGATTGGATTAAATAATCGCATTTAGGGGGTTTGTTTTCTTCCCAAATATTAAACCAGTCTTTAGGGATAATTGAAATACCTTCCCCTGTTGGTCTTTGCATATACTGTGCTGCCCATTTTGCTGGACTAACAGACGCTTTAATACTTTCTAGTTCAGGTAACTTCCAATAATTTTCCCAAAGCGGAACTCCACTAGGTAAAATAGCAGGGAACTCAATAACTTCCCATTGGTCTGCTCCTTCGTTTTGCCCCATCTTTTTAATAAGACGACCTGTTAAATCTTTTTTATTCCAACGGGTCATAACTATAACGATTGCTCCTCCAGGCTGTAACCTTTGACGAGGACCTGACATAAACCATTCGTAAGCTTCATCCATAGCTTTATCGGACATTGCATCTTGTTCTGAATGGGGATCATCAATAATAAACAAATCAGCACCCCTTCCCGCTAACGCACCACCAATACCAGCAGCATAGTATTCGCCACCTTTATTAGTTAACCATTTACCTGCAGAACGGCTATCTGCTTTTAGTTCGGTATCAGGGAATAGTTCATGGTATTCCTCGGTATCAATTAAATCCCTAACTTTACGTCCGAAATTAACTGCAAGGTCAGCGGTGTGGGTAGCTTCTATAATTTTTAATTTAGGGTTTTTACCTAATAAATAAGCAGGGAACAAATGAGAAGCAAACTCAGATTTAGTATGTCTAGGAGGCATATTAATAATAAGACGTTTTAATTTACCTGTAGCGATATCATCAAAAGCTTTCGCCATTTTTACGTGATGATCCCCATTAATAAACTCTTTCCAAATAGATTTAACAAAATCCATAAAAGTACCTGTAGCTTTTTCTTGGAATTCGCGTTTTTCTAGTTCTTCTAAAAGAACCGTAAACTCTTTAGCATCCGCTTTAGTTAAATATGAAAGGTCTATATTTTTTAAAGACTTTAGCTTGTTAGCTTTAGAGGTCATTTAAGAGTTGGGTTTTTAGATATAAAATCGCCTCTATCTATTCTCATAATTAAATCTTCAACTTTACGGGTATGTTCGATAGGGTTGCCTTCCTTATCTTTGTAAGTAAATTTAACTAGTTTACCATCAGGACTTACTCCGTCTATAGTGTACCTAAATATATGTTCAGAATTATTAGCAGATCCTTTTGATAAAAACACATCACCTTGTTTAAAAGGCAGTTCTTGTACCGCTTTTGAATTAGGTGTCATTTTTAAAGAAGTCATTAGTTTGGTATGAAAATCTGTTAGTTCTTTTGTTTCTCGTGCGTCGTCTAAATTACTAACCGTGCTAGATTTTTTACGAAACGTTTCGGGGTCTTTACGAAAACCTTGGAATTGGTTTTCTAATCTTAGTTCTTCTGCTTCTTGTTTATTAATTTTATCTAATTCTTTTGTAAGCGAAGTTCGTACACTTTCATTACCTCTTAATATTGGGTCTTTGTCAAAGTTTTTAAGAGTTTGTTGTAGTTCTTTTCTTCTAGCTATCAT